GTGGAGAAAGACTGGTAATATAGCAATAGAATATGAATACAGAGATAAACCAAGTGGTATATTTAAAACAGAATCTAAATGGTGGTTTCATGTTCTTGAGTTAGATAATAAAGAACATTGTATATTAGTGTTTAGAGTATCAAGATTAAAAAAAATAGTTAATAAATATAAAAAAACTCATACAAAAAACATAGGTGATTACAGAGCAAGTAAGTGTGTTGTTCTTCCTATTAAAGAATTATTTAATGAAGACTGTTATAAATTATAATATGGATAACAAAGCAAAAGATTTACAAGAAGTAATTAGATTATATCAAGACCATTATACATGGCAACATATGACACAAAAAGAATTAGCTGATTATCTAGTGCCTTGTATTGCTTTAAATCAATATCATATATTTAGATATGATAATACTGGTGTTGCTTATGCCTTTACAAACTGGGCTTTTATGAGTAATGATGCTCAAAAAAGATTTAAAGAAACTGGTATTATAGAAAAGTTTGATTGGGATAGTGGTAAAAATCTATGGCATATTGATACTATTAATACACACAAAGGAAAAATAAACGATATATATAAATGGACAATTCAAAATTTTAAAAAATCATTTGATGATAGTAAAGAAATTAATTGGATAAGAACAACTAAGTCAGGTGATAAAATTAAAAGAGTAAACAAAATGAAAATAAAAGATGGGGTGCGAAAATTTAAATGAGTGAAAAAGATTTATTAAGAGAATATAAAACTACGATAACAGATTTAACTAAAGATAAGAAAGAGTTAAGTGATACTATTGTAGAAAAAGATTCTAGAATTAAAAAAATTTTGATTCAGCTAGAACAAGCTAATCAAGATGTGCAATCTGCAGGTAAAAAGATTGCAGAACTTGAGAGAAAACTCAACAAAAAACAAACAATCAAAAGAGTAATAGATGAAAAGATAACAGAAGTCCTTGAAAACATTGAAGAAAATAAAGACTCTGAAAGTGTTGACAAGGAGGGTACTGATATGGTAAAAGACATCTATGAGAAATGATAAATTTAAATTTAACAAAAGGAAAAACATATGGCGATAATTGAAGGCACAGCATACTGGGCTTCTCTGACACGACCAAACGAAAAGTTTGAACCTATGTGGAGAATTGATTTAGCAGTTGATTCTAAATCTGCAGAGGACTTTAAGGGTCAAGGGATTTCAGTAGCAGAAACAACTGTTGATGAAAAAACAATACCTAATATAATTAGGTTTAAAAGAAAAGTACAAAAAGCTAATGGAGATAAAAATCAACAACCACAATTAGTGGATGCTGAGAAAAGACCATTAGAAAAAATAGTCGGTAATGGCAGTAGAGTAAAAGTAATGTATAAACCTTACGAATGGAACTTCAAAGGTAAGAAGGGAGTAGGGTTAGACTTACAAGCTGTACAAGTGCTAGACTTAATTGAGTACACACCTAAAGAGGACTTTGATGTTGAAACTTCTAGTGGAAGTGTTGACAACATTAAAGAATTTTAGTATAAGTAATAGGTCATAAAAAATTTTATGGCTGTCATTTTTCTACTCCTTGGAGAGTCGGCTTGTAGTTGGTCGGCTCTCCTTTTTTATTATGAGTGAATTTAAATTTTTATTATTATTATTTATTACTATGATAATACTATCTGTATTGATAGGTTGGCATCATGGTAATTTAAACTTTTAGAAGGATTTTATGAGGGTGCAAATGAATGAAGTAAATAAAAATGGATTTGTAAAGTATCACTTACCTTGTCCATTATGTAGTAGTAGTGATGCAGTTTCTGTTAATGCTGATAATTCAGCTTATTGTTTTTCATGTCAAGAGTATATGAGAGATTATAATTTAGAACAAGAACCTACAATAGTTAACAGAGAACATGAGAAGAAAGATTTTGTAGGACAATCAGATTACGCAGAAATAGTCGAAAGAAATATTAAATCAGATACTTGTAAAAAGTATGGAGTAACTGTTAAGATTGATAGTATGGGTAATATAACTAATCATTATTATCCTTATCATGATAAACAAGGTGCTAAGATAGGAACTAAAACTAGATTTACTAAACTAAAAGAATTTAGTATACAAGGTAATACAAAACACTCTGGATTATTTGGAGAACATTTATTTAATAAAAATAAATATATAATTATAACTGAAGGTGAGTTAGATGCTTTATCAGCTTATCAAATGTTTAAGACAGATAAGTATGAGACTCCAGTAGTTAGTATTAAAAATGGTATTACTTCTGCAGTTAAAGATGTTAAGAATAGTTTAGATTGGTTAGAACAATTTGATAATGTAATTGTAAATTTTGACAATGATGAACAAGGAAAGGAAGGAGCATTAAAAGTAGCAGAGTTATTTTCTCCAGGAAAATGTAAGATAATGCATTTACCTAATGACTTTAAAGATGCTTCAGATTGTTTAAGTAAAAATAAAATACAAGTATATGTAAAATCTTTTTGGGATGCAAAAATATTTGCACCAGATGGTATTATAAATGCTAATAGTTTATTTGATGAGATAACAAAACCAACAATAAAATCATTTGTTCAATATCCATTTGAAGAATTAAATAAAATAACTTATGGTATAAGACCATCAGAGTTAGTAACCTTTACTGCAGGTAGTGGCTTAGGTAAGACTCAAGTTATGAGAGAGATAGTACATCATATTATAAAACAAACTCAAGATAATATTGGTTTACTTATGTTAGAAGAAACTCCAGTAATAACTTCAAAAGGTTTAATGAGTATAGAAGCTAATCAAAGATTACATTTACCAGATGTACATCTAAGTAAAGAAGAAATGAAAACTTATTTTGATAAGACAGTTGGTACTGGTAGAGTATTTATGTTTGACCATTTTGGTTCTAACTCTATTGACAACATAGTATCAAGAGTTAGATTCTTAGCAAAGGGTTTAGATTGTAAGTATATTGTTATAGACCATGTAAGTATTATTGTATCGGACCAAAGTCATGGAGATGAACGAAGAGCATTAGATGAAATTATGACTAGACTTAGAACACTTGTACAAGAAACTGGTGTTGCTATGATGGTTGTATCCCATTTGAGAAGACCAGATGGCAAAGGACATGAAGAGGGTGCAGCAACATCATTATCACAATTAAGAGGTTCAGCAAGTATAGGACAACTAAGTGATATTGTAATTGGACTTGAAAGAGATGCACAAAATGATGACCCAGATGTTAGAAGTACTACTAGAGTTAGAGTATTAAAGAATAGATTTTCTGGATTAACTGGACCATGTAGTAATCTAAAGTATAACAATGATACTGGAAGATTAATAGAGGTACAGTCTAATGACTTTTAATAAAGTTGTATTTGATATTGAAACAACACTAACTGCAGATAAAGTTTGGTGTATTGTTTGTAAACATGAAGATACATTTTATCAGTTTAAAGAAAATAATCTTCATAGGTTTGAAGAGTTTATAAAACAAACTGAAGAAGTTATTGGACATAATATAATTGGTTTTGATATACCAGTATTAAATAAATTTTTTGGTTATGATTTATTTAAGAATGTTAAGATAACTGATACACTTGTACTATCTAGATTATTAAATCCAATGATAGAAGGTGGTCACTCATTAAAAAATTGGGGTAAGAAACTTGGTCAAAACAAAATAGAGTTTGAACAATTTGATTTCTTTAGTGAAGAGATGTTAAAGTATTGTAGAAATGATGTTGACTTAACTCAAAGATTATATAAATTTTTAATTACAAGAATAAAAGACTTTGGTTATTCAGTTGAACTTGAACATGAAGTTGCTAAGATAATACAAAGACAACATGAAAGAGGATTTAAAATTGATATAGTAAATGCTTATTCACTTCAAGCTAAGTTTCAAGAAGACATGAATGAATTACAAAATAAAGTAAGGGCTACATTTCCTCCATTAAGAATAGAAGAAGTGTTTATTCCTAAATCAAATAACAAAGCAAGAGGTTATGTTAAAGGAGTACCATTTACTAAAGTAAAATATAAAGAATTTAATTTAGGTTCTAGACAACAAATAGGTGAACGACTAATGAATCTTGGTTGGAAACCTAAAAAGAAAACAGATAAGGGTCATGTTATTGTAGATGAAAAAGTTTTATCTGAGATAACAAACATACCTGAAGCTAAATTAATTAACGAATACTTAATGCTTCAAAAAAGAATTGCCCAAGTTTCCTCCTGGGTAGAAGCAATTAAGGAAGATGGGAGAGTACATGGTAAAGTAATTACCAATGGTACTATTACTGGAAGGATGAGTCATCAAGCACCCAACATGGCTCAGATTCCTGCTGTGTACTCACCTTATGGAAAAGAATGTAGAAGTTTATGGATAGTAGATAAAGGATATAAATTAGTAGGTGTTGATGCTTCTGGTTTAGAATTAAGAATGTTAGCACACTACATGAACGATAAGGAATATATAAATGAAGTTATTAATGGAGATGTACACACAGCAAATCAAATTGCTGCTGGTCTGGAAACAAGAGATACAGCGAAGACTTTTATCTATGCTTTCATCTATGGAGCAGGGTCAAAAAAAATCGGAAGTATCATTGGAGGTTCGGAAAGAGATGGCGAAAGAGTTAAAGAAAAGTTTTTACGAGCAACACCAAGTCTTAGAAGCTTACGAGAAAAAGTGGATGGAATTACTAAGTCTAACAGAAGATGGCTCAAAGGACTTGATGGAAGAAAAATCATCATCAGACACCCTCACGCAG